TACTTATTAGCTGTTATAGTATATGCACCTTTATATCTAATCATAGGTACAATCATATACTGTGAATTAAAAAGATAAGGGTTTATCCCTATAGACAAATCAAAATCTATAGGGTATACTTGAATCATCAAATACAGGAGGGTTTATGGAATTAACAGTAAAAGTAAAATCAGTTTATGGGAATGATATGATTTACCCAGTAAACGATACGGCTCAGAAATTTGCTAATCTAATTGGTAAGAAAACATTCAGTAAAGTAGATCTTGCAATTATCAGTAATTTAGGGTATAAGATTACTCAAACCATGGAGAAATTAATATGAACATAGAATTAGGCTTAGAAGATCGTAGATTATTGTTGCAAGGTATTTGGAAGGAGTTAACCCATTACCAGGGAATTATTGATAGCAACAAAGGGCATGCAATAGCGTTAGAGCATGCAAGTAATATGCAAAAGAAGTTATGGGTTTTAGAAGAGAAAATGTTAGGTAATCATCATTTAATTGGAAAGGGTTAGGGTATGTACCAATTTACAATTAATGGGAAAGACTTTAAATTTAAGACATTGAAAGAAGCTAGGTATTATGCACAATTTAATGAAGGTATGACAATTATTAAAAAGGTAAACAAAAATGCAAGTACACTTAACACTAAAATCTAGTAATACTAAAACTGGTAAGATACCAGTAAGCACTACTAGTAAGCATTCATGCCCAGATACATGTTCTTTTAAGGATGGTGGTTGTTATGCATTAGACTATCACCTTAATATGCATTGGAATAAAGTAACCAATGAAGAACGTGGTACTGATTGGGCTACATTTTGCACTACTGTATCAGGTTTTAAACCTAATCAATTATGGAGACATAATCAAGCAGGAGATTTACCAGGTCAAAACAATTTAATCGATACTGTAAAGCTTAAAGCACTGGTACAAGCTAATCAAGGTAAAAGAGGGTTTACTTATACCCATTATCCTAGAGTAGGAGACAATGCTATAGCTATCAAGCAAGCTAATGCTCAAGGATTTACAATCAACGCAAGCACTGAAAGCGTAGCAGAAGCAGATCAAGCATACAATGAAGGGTATCCTACTACTGTAGTATTAGAAGGTCATAGCGACGCTGTAAGCACGTTTAAAACCCCTTCAGGTAATACAGTGGCAATATGCCCAGCACAATTAAAAGACAATGTAACTTGTGAGACTTGTGCATTGTGTCAAAAATCAGAGCGTAAAGTAATTGTAGGATTTATCGCTCATGGTAGTAGTAAAGCTAAGGTAATCAAGATTATAGCAACTAAGGGTTAACACCTATAGACAATGTAATAAATTGTAGTATACTTAACTTATCAATTCAACAGGAGGAATTAAAAATGTTAGTATTCAAGTACGCAAGTAAGAAGGATTTAAAAGCTAGTGTAGGTCAACGATTAAAGTATATAGAGACTAGTATTTTTGGTAATGAATATGTTAGTACAGGTAAATTAGTAGGTGCTAATCGTCCGCATATGACAGGAATGGGAAGAGAGTTTTTTGCCGAAGTTACTATGAATGATGGATTAATTGTAGGAGTTAAATAAAATGATGGATACTTATCAAGCAGTGGGATTAGCAGAGGGATTTATTGAAGCAGATACTGAGGAGCAAGTACTTGAAGCATGGCAAACCCTAGTAGATACTGGTATGGCATGGCAGTTACAGGGATGGTTTGGTCGTACTGCTAGACATTTAATTGAGGAGGGATATATTCATGACTAACAATACACTAACACTATTACAAGAGGTTTACTTTGATATATGCGATAAGCTTTATGGTAATTCTTATAAAGATTTATCGTATGATAATGAGAAGGAATTTTTACAGGTACAGAAGGATAAATTAGAAGCTATTGAGAGAGCGTTAACTATAAAGGAGAATGTATAATGAAATATGATATGGTATTAACTGAAAAAGAATGGCAGGATCTACTAAGATATATTAACGGAGGTAAACTAAAATGATATTTTCAGTGACAATTAAAGTAGACAATGATGCGTATCACAATCAGCCAATTCAATACCAATTGATTGATAACCTTAAGGATATTATTGCTAAGCTTGAAGAAGCTAACGACTGGGGTACTGTGCGTGATGTTAATGGTAATAGAGTAGGTGATTGGGGTTTAGAATGAGCGTATGTAATCCTATTAAAGAGATTGTATTCGATGGACGTAAACCTAGCTATGCCCAGGTAATGAGGGCAGTGGGTGAAGAGATAAGTAAGGGTAATACAGATATCACTGTACTATGGGGTGAGAATTGGATAGACTTATTCTTTGATCATAGGGTTAAGCAGTGGTTTGGTAGTGGCTGGATCAGGGATATTGACGGATCATATATTGCTGAGGAGTTAAACGAGATCAGAGCAGAAGCAATTAATAACATACTAGGGAGGGCAGCATAATGACACGATACAATAACGATAGATACTATGAACCAGAAGACGAGTTAACTGAAGAGGAATTGGAGGAGCTAGAGCTTGAGTTAGATGAGACAGACTTCATTGATGAGGACGACTGGGAGAGAGACGATGATTAATAACGAAGACAAGTACATTAAATATATTTTATTGTTTGCACTTGCTTACTTTGGTGGACATGTGCTATACTATATTGGGTTAGAATTATCTTGTTACTTATACGGAGTACTACAATGAGAAAGCTATATAAGATTTTAGATTATGATGGTTCAGTTGTTAGAATCTTTGGTTATAAAGAAGAGGCTGAGAGATTCCTAAGACTAGATAAAAGCTTTAAGATTCAAGTACTTGGGATAGAGCGTAAGCGTAACGCTGAGAATAAATTTAACTGGGCTTATAAGAACTTAGGAGATGCACTGCTATGAGATGTTATTGTTGCAATAAAATGCTGTCTGATTTTGAAGCCACTCGTAAGAGTGTACATACGAATGAATACCTGGACATGTGTAATAAATGTTACGCTACTGTCAGTGATGACTTACTAACTTATGAAAGAGCAGACCTATACGATGAAGACGAAGATTACGAAGGAGACGAAGGAATGGATAGTAACGAGTATGATTCTTTTGGTCGTGTGGATAATAGGGTTGACAATGATATTTAAATATGTTATACTATCTACTAAGTAGTTATCTATATAGATAGTTTTTTATATAGTATTATATTAATATAACTTAGGAGTTAAACTTAGGAGTAACTATGGAAGATAACTACGAAGAAGAAATGCACTACCACTTTGCAATACAAAACATGATTGATTGTGCAGGTCGCTATGGTATCGATGTAGTCTTACAAGATATCGTAGATGCCTGGAACTTTAAACTAAAGCAACACGATACCACTGCTGAGTTTACCTATGAATAAGTACATTACTAAGCTAGTACAAGGAATGATATGGAAACCTAAACCCTTAACTACTGAGGAGATTGAAGGCATTCGTATGAATACTGCTGGAGATATCATAGCATTCGCTAGAGCAATTGAACATAGACATGGGATAAAATGAAAACAGATAGTAACTTTTTGAAACACATACCTTGCAGTACCTGCGGATCTTCAGATGCTAACAGTATCTATGATGATGGGCATGAGTACTGTCATAAGTGTGGAACTTATAAGAAGGGCTCAGAGGCGATGGTTCAGGCTGTCCTAAGGGAGGGTATCACCACACCTACGAACTCTTCTCCTAAGCAGTTTAAATCAGTCCTAGAGGCATTGGCAAATGTAGAAGCTACCCCAGTTGTAGAGCGTGGTATATCTACACAGACTATGCACTTCTTTGGTGCAGGTTCTGATGGTACTAGTTACTACTTTCCATATTGTGATATGACTGGTAAGGTGGTGGCTGCTAAGACAAGGTCAATGACTGAGAAACAATTCAGTGTGATGGGTGACTGGAAGGAAGCAGTGCTCTTCGGACAGAACAAGTTTACTCCAGGTGGTAAAGCTATCACGATTACCGAGGGTGAGTTTGATGCACTGGCATGCTATCAGTTGACAGGTTCTCGCTACCCAGTAGTATCTATCCGTAATGGTGCGACATCTGCATTGAAGGATTGCAGAGCAAGCTTCGAGTACCTAGATTCCTTTGATAAGATTGTGATCTGCTTTGATAACGATGAACCTGGACAGCAAGCAGCGAATCAAGTTGCTGAATTATTTGGCAGTAAAGCACACATCTTTAGATTCCCTAAGAAGGAACTCAAGGATGCTAATGATTACCTGATCCAAGGATTGGTGAAGGAGTTTGTTGAGGAGTGGTGGAACGCAGAGAAGTATGTACCTGATGGTATCGTAGCAGGATCTACCTTGTGGGATCTAGTAAACCAGCCAGTTGAGAAGGCTGAGGTACAGTATCCTTATCATGGTATGAATAACCTTACCTATGGTATTCGCTTAGGAGAACTCGTTACAGTTACTGCAGGATCTGGACTAGGTAAGTCTCAGTTTATGCGTGAGATTGTGTGGCAGATTCTGAACAAGACTACAGATAACATTGGTCTCATGTTCTTAGAGGAATCTGTCAAGAAAACTGCTAAGAGTTTGATGTCACTTGCTGCAAATAAACCATTACACTTACCTGATTGTGACGCTGATGAGGAGGAACTTAGACATGCATTTGATGCTACCCTTGGAACTGATCGTGTATTTTTGTTTGATCATTTTGGGTCTACCGCCATTGACAATATTATCAACCGAGTACGATTCATGGCAAAAGGTCTCAATTGTCGTTATGTATTTCTTGATCACGTATCGATTGTGGTCAGTGCTCAGGAGAATGGCGACGAAAGAAAAGCATTAGACGAGATCATGACTAAGCTTCGTACTATTGTGCAAGAGACTGGTATTGCTTTGTTTGTTGTGTCTCACCTTAAGCGTCCTGAATCTAAGGGGCATGAGGAAGGTGCTGCTACATCCCTAGCACAGCTACGTGGTTCAGGTTCTATCGCTCAGCTATCAGACATGGTGATTGGATTAGAGCGTAACGGACAGCATGAGGATGAGACCGAGCGTAACACTACCTACGTCCGAGTATTGAAAAATAGATTCAGTGGTTTAACTGGGTTAGCTTGTCGCCTATTGTATCGTCGTGATACTGGTAGGATGAACGAGTTGCCTCCTGAAGAAACTAAATTATAAGGTTGCCAACATGGAGAAAGTATGTTATAATAATGGTATCAAATGGGGAGGTACTGTCTTATGTTTAATTGGAATAGCGTTAACTAGCTTCAATGTATATCCACTTAATATATTATTTGGACTTGTTGGATCAGGCTTGTGGACTTATGCTGGTATATTGCAGCGTGATATACCTTTGATCCTGGTTGAGGCTGTAGCAGTTGCCCTGTACTTTGCAGGGGTGGTCTCTTATGTAACATATTCGTTGCATAAGTGGCTTTAACGTAACATTTATATTACATTAAGGAATGATATGAGTTTAATGCAATTGCCTAAGGTAATCGATTCAGTCAATGAACTGGGTGCTAAGGTTGCTAAGTTAGAACTGATGGTTAAAGAATTACAAGATGCTTTTGTGATGGCTACCCAGCAGACTATCGTTAAAGAAGTTGAGAAGCGTACTCCTAAATCTAAATGAAAGATGCTATCGTCTTCGTAGCTATGCTGCTAGGACTTATGGTAGGGTACGCTGCTAACGAATACCGACACATGTTAGAACACATCGAGTGCAACAGTTATAACACTAGACATTCTTTGTGGGTTGGTTATGTGGCGAAGGATGAGCATGGACAGCTACGTTGCTTTTGGTTAGAGCAAGAGTTTCCTAATCGTATTAGACAAGGAGTACCAGTATAAAGGATAGGAATGAGAAAGATTATTCTCGACATAGAAACAAATCTAAAGCACGACCAAGTATGGATGTGCGTTACTAGAGAAATAGGAGGAGATGTAATAGTATGGAAGGAAGCAAACGGACTACAAAAGTATTTGGACAGTTGCGATTTGATTATAATGCACAACGGAATATGCTTCGATGCCCCAGTACTGAGAAGGAACTGGAACATTACGATGAAGCAGAACCAGAAGTGCGACACGCTCGTACTAAGTCGCCTCCTAAGTCCAAGTCTAGAGGGAGGACATAGCTTAGATGCATGGGGTCAACGCTTAGGTTTTGCTAAGGGAGACTTCAAAGATTTTGATTCAGGTTATTCCAAAGAGATGGAGGAGTACTGTATCCAAGATACTTTAGTAACTGAGAAACTGTACCAGCATTTAACTGCTGAACTTACTAGAAATAAATTTGATGAGAGGAGTATTAAACTTGAGCACAATGTACAAGCGGTCATCGCTACGCAAGAAACAAACGGATTCAAACTCAACGAGAGGGCTGCTGTCACTCTTCTGGCAACGCTGCAAAGTAAGTTGGTTGTTCTTGAGACTGAGCTTCAAAACATTTTTCCAACCAAGACAACCCCACGAGTCTCAGAGAAAACAGGAAAGCCCCTCAAGCCCCTCGTCGAAGTCTTCAACCCAGGCAGTCGCAAGCAAATCGGTGAAAGGCTCATCGAGAAAGGCTGGAAGCCAGAGAAGTTCACAGAAAACGGGCAACCAATCGTCGACGAAGGGACGCTCGAAGGCTTAGATTTTCCTGAAGCTAAAGCTATTGCTGAATATTTGTTACTACAAAAAAGAATAGCACAGATTAAATCTTGGTTAGATGTGATACAACCTGATGGTAGAGTACATGGTAAAGTAATAACGAATGGTGCAGTGACAGGACGGATGACACACCACAGTCCTAACATGGCACAAGTACCTAGTTGTGGTAGCCCCTACGGAGAAGACTGTAGGGATCTTTGGATTGTAGAGAAAGGATATAAGTTAGTTGGTATCGATGCTTCAGGACTGGAGCTTAGGATGCTTGCTCACTATATGAAAGACGATGCGTATATTTATGAGGTCACACAAGGTGATATCCACACAGCCAACCAGAAAGCTGCTGGACTCGAAACACGTGCTCAAGCAAAGACGTTTATATATGCATTCCTCTATGGTGCAGGGGCTGCCAAGATCGGGAAAGTTGTGGGTGCTGGAGCGAAAGAAGGACAACGACTTATTGATTCTTTTCTGGAAAACACCCCGAAGCTACGAGCACTTAGGGAGAACGTGGCTAAAGTCTGCAAGTCGTCGGGATCATTACCAGGTCTTGATGGACGTAGACTACACGTTAGGTCTGACCACGCAGCAGTCAACACACTTCTCCAAGGTGCGGGTGCGATTGTCATGAAGCAAGCACTAGTAATCCTGGATGAACGATTAACCAAACTAGGTGTTGATTATAAGTTTGTTGCTAATGTGCATGACGAATGGCAGATTGAAGTAGAAGAAGCATACGCAGATATGGTAGGTAAGTTAGGAGTACAAGCTATCGAGCAAGCAGGTCGTGTATTAGAAATGCGATGCCCTCTCACTGGCGAGTACAGAGTAGGAAATTCATGGAAGGAAACACACTGATGGATGAAATTAAACAAGCAGTACTTAAACTTCTAAGACAAGGTAATCATGTGTCGACTGTTAGATCACTGCTACGTGAAGCAGAGAAAGAACTAGACCAAGCACAGGAATACTTAGAAGCTATCAAAGATGCAGACTTTGCACCATGAAGATGGAAGATATACCTGAGCATGTAGAACCATTAGTTATTCTAGGAAATGACAACGATTACTTGACTGTATATACTTGTCTATCCAATGAAGATACTATCGAAATACTGCGTCGATCCTTACATGTCCTTGAAATAGAACAGGAAGAAGCAGATAAAAACTTGCATTTGCATTAAAAATAGTGTATAATATATGTAGTTGTTTACTAAGGAGAAATAAATGGAACAAGCAAAACCAGTACCAATTAAAGCCGACCTCTTCTGGGCTTCATTAAATGAGAAGAACAAATATTCTGACAAGTTTCAGGTAGATCTTTGCAACCTATCCAAGGATGCTATCAAGACTTTGATGGACATGGGCATCAATGTAAAGAACGACGCTAAGAAACCTGACCAAGGCTTCTTCGTTACTGCTAAGAGCAAGCTATATCCTATCCTCGCAGTAGATGAGAAGGGTAATCAGATCA